CCGGTTACTGTTCCTCCTGTCTGTGATCTTAATTGGTTTATTTCTGCATGAATTCTACCTTTGTGTTCGTATCTTAAAATAGAATCAATAAAAGTTGTGTGAGCTTTATTAATTTCTCTAGCTTTAGCAATCATATTTACAACAGGATGTTTATGTTCTTGTAAAAAATTTTTAGTAAATGATGGAGCTGAAGTTTTATCCGTACGTGGATATTCTAGTCTTAGCATATCAAATACATTTGCAATTGATCTTGCAGCCCATATCTGTGTGTCAATATTAGTTTCTCTTTTAATTGATCTAAGTAATCCTTGTTCTGCTTTCTTAAATTCTGTTTTCATTGCGTGTGCTTTTTCTACATCTACACGTACGCCTTTAAATCTCATGTCAACAAGACATGGGAAGAGTTCTGTCTCTAGATCAAAAATATCCTCCAGGTCCTGATTAATAATTTCTTTTTTCATTTCTTGCCAAAGACCTAATGTAATTTCTGCGTCTCGTTCTGCATAAGAGCCTGCGTGCATAGCCGGAAGCTTATACATCTCAGCTTTAGGATCGATTCCCCATTCTTCTGCAGCTTCTGCTAAAGCTCTTTCATTCTTTCCATAGCCTAAGTAATGCCAGGATAAACTATTTAAATCATATCTGAATCTATTTTCATCAGTGACAGCTGCTGCAATCATGGTACAAACAATGTCACCATTAATTTTAAAACCTAGTTTTCTTAACCAGCAAATATCATACATGGCATTATGAAATATTTTTGTAGAAGGAGCTTCTAAAACATCTTTAAGCCACAACAATACTTTGTCTTTTTCCATGTTCCCGCCACCTTCATGAGCAATTGGAAAATATCCTTTGTAAAAAGAAGTAGCGACAGCGATACCAATTACTTCACCATTACCAATAATAGCACCAGATCCTTTTTTAATTAGGTCTGGATCTTTTGTTTCTAAGTCTATTGCAATTTCATCTACCTGTCTCAGGTCTGGAAATTCTGTGGGCTTCACCCATTCTGTCTGGGCTTCAAATTTAGGTATTCTCATTAAAAATAATTAAAGTTAATGTTAAGTCTAGCTTGTTTGTTAGTACAAGTGGTGCTGTTGTGCATAATGTTTCCATCAAAAAATAATGCTTGGTTTGCTATGCTTGGTATAAATTTTTTACCTATACGTGTTCCTCCATCACAAGTATTTAAAGACAACACTAAAGCTTTGTGTGTAAATGGGTGATCGTTATGAGGATCATGATGTAATAGTTTATCTGTTCTAGGATATAAATTTACTTTAACTCGTATTAATGCTTTCGCTTTAATTATATCCCAAATAAGAGGTTTTACTAAGTCATAGTAGGTGCTCTTGATAGAGTAGTTAAAGAGAAGATGAGTAAAATAAAAATGTTGCTTATCTATTGCCCCAGTTTCGAAAGCCACTCTTCGTTGTATGTAAAACGGAAGATCTGGGTTATGATCTACAAAGGCTCCGGTAAGTTTCTTAAAGTAATCTTCTTCTAAAAAATTTTTTACTACCCTCATTTATAATCTCTGTCCTTAATCATTTCTAGATAATGTATTGCTTTATCAATATCTTGTTCTTTTCCTTTCGCTGCATGTCTGCATATATATTTTATAGCAGAGCCCTCAGCAAAAGGCAAATGATTCTCGTTAATAAATTGACTGGGCTGAATTTTCATACTTTTATAATGTGATCCTCCAATTTGTTTATTGTACGCTTTCGATGTCATATCCTTGGTCCTCCTTTTTTGCCGCCAACATATATAAATTTTGTTTAGTACGTGTGACGCCTACATACCAAACTCTGTTTTCTTCATCTTCTTTGTCTTGACTTTTTTCAATAGCTTCCCGAATAGTTTTAGTATTGTCTAAGATAAGTAAAACGTTATCCGCTTCACCGCCTTTCGCTGCATGAATCGTTGACAGTTTAACTCTTGGCTTATTGGACAATTCTTCTCCATGTTGTAACATATCTCTAATGTAGAGACTGTCTTCAGGTTCCGTTTCAAAAACATCAAACCATCTTTGAGTTATGCTATAACCAAACTCTTTTAGATCGTACATTCTTTCTTCGGTTTGTTTAAAGTCTTTTCCTAGGTATTCAAAAAGATCACGACATTCTGAGATAGAAAGTAATGATCCATTAGTCCAACGTGTGTAATTTTGTATAGCTGAGTAGAGTCTTGTTTTATAACTTTTTCTATTTTTATATTCAAAATAAATTCCTCTTTCTCTGAGCTCGGGTTTAAGTTTTATTAATTTATCATTGTATCTAGCTAACACTAACCATTTTCCTTCCTCTAAAGGAACATCTTCGAGAGATGTACCAAAATATATTCCTCCTTCTTCGTCTCGTGCTTCCCATTCTTTTTTTATTCTCCTCTCATCTGATATTCTACTTAAAATATTGTCAGCAATGTGTTGAACTAATCTAGGGACTCGATAAGATTTAGGTAATACAATTTCTTTTGCAGGTTCTTGTTGAAATCTTTTAACGTCTGCGCCGGCCCAGCCATAAATAGCTTGATCATCGTCGCCAGCTAAGATAACATGTTTGGAATTTTTCTTCAAAACCTCAAACATTTTCCACTGTATTGGCGATAAATCTTGTGCCTCATCAATAAATACTACGTCATATTTTGGACACAATTCTGCCTCATTGAATCTTTCGATCATATCGGTGTAATCCTTGAGGTGGTATGATTCTTTATAGTTGTCTAATTCATCCCTTAAAATATATAATAAATTTTTATCAAGCTCGTATGCATACATTCCTGTGTTATATTCATCCTCAATAGATATTTCTTTGATTCGAGCGGCATTGATTATATTAAAATATTCACTATCTGAATCTACAAATCCTGTTTTTTCTTGTCCTTCACTATAAACAGTTACTTCTATGCCTAAGCTTCTTCCAATATCTTCGTAATGTTCGTCTTGCATTACTTCACTTTTCTTCATTCCTAGTTTCCAAAAAGCTAAAGAATGTAGAGTTCTAAAATGTTTTAATTCTTTCTCACTGAGCTTAGGATTCTGATCTAACATTCTATCTTTAGCTTCAGTGGCAGCTTTTTTAGTAAAAGCAAAGTATCCTATTTTATCGATAGGGGTTCCTAGTTTAAGAAAAGTTCTGGCATAATTTAAAAGCCGTGTAGTTTTCCCTGTTCCCGGAGGCCCGAGTATTTTTCTCATCATATTATATCCTTTTTATGATTGAGTTTAGTATGATGAATAGGTACGTTTTCAAATTCTTTGATAGAAATTTTTACAATATTTTTAGTGGGTGTATTATATTTTCCTTTATCTTTAGTAGGGAATCTTTTTTGATCTAGAAATTCTATTTCACATTTCTTATAGGTTGATTCCATCATGGTACCTGTTTTGTCTTCACTGTATTTCCAATTCTTTGATTTTAGTTTGTCATAAAATTTATCAAATTTAAAAAAGGCGAAACCTTCTTCTATTAAAACAGTTCCTGTTTTAAATCCGGCGTCATTCATTGCCTTAGGACCATTAATTTTAGCATGAAGAACATCATGTAATTTTTCTTTAGAAGTTGTTCCAATTGGAGGGTTAACTATTTTTTGTGTCTTCCACAAAGCATCCAGAACAGTTTGATCTTCATCTCCTTTTATAAGAGGAGGAGGAAACCCTGCTGCTTTTGCTATTGCATTTCTTCTTTTACGTTGATCATTAACATGTTCGACTGATCGACAATGAACTGTTGCAGTGCTAATGCCATCAGGTTTAATGACATCAAATTCATATTCTGGCTCAGGATCTAGATCAATTTTTTTAAGATTAGTTAGAAGGGGATAAGTTCCTTTAGATCCTGCTAAGACCCCAAATTTTTTCTTAACACAAATTCCTTTTTTACAATGATCACTGATTGGACTTTTTGTACATGTATAACCTTTCTCTGATTTCATCCATGATCTTACTTTAGCATTTAATAACTTATCATCCCATGCGTTGGCATGTTGTTCTTCAAAGTATTTCACGGGAGCATTTTTAACTTTTTGTTTCCATTTATCTTCGTACTTCATCTTTACAAATACATGATAATTATACATAAATCGGTCTTTGCCATCGAAGGCAGGATTCTTCATAATCTTGCTAAGTGTAGCCAGACATGGTGGTCCATCTTTAAATTCGTCGTCAGCTCCGTCATAAATTGCCTGATCAATGCCTTCAGTAATTTTATTTAATTGGTCGGGATGAACCAGATTAGATTCAACTAAAGGTATGAATTGGTCAAAAGTAAATTCTGTTCCGTCTATATTTAAAGCTCTTCTTTCTGTTTTATTAAAATAAGGTAAATTAATAAATTGTCCTGGTCTCAGACCGCCTCGCTCAAGATCTCTAGTTAGTTGAGTTTGTTTTGGAAAAATTTCTGTATCTGCTTTTAGATTAAAGAGGGGAAGAAGATTACTTAAAAAAGATTTTAATGTGGCTGCATCTACAAACTTTTCCATAAAGATATATAAATGAAGAGCCCCACTTTTGGATAGAATAGGGATAAGAGGAAGTTTGTATTCTTGAATTTTGTCTATAACAAGTTTTTTATCAAAATGATCATAGTGCGATGGATCAATGTCAATAAGTCCAAACTTAGTTTCCCCTTCTTCATTACAAGGTTGGATTCCAATTGATTTAGTTCCGTTTAAATGATCAATATAAACTTGATCAGTGAGTTCTTCGTAATTCCAGCGATAGTCTCCTGGTTTTAATTTAAGTTTTCCACTGTCCGGATCCCTATAAGCGTTCT